TGCAAGCAACCATCTCTACCTTGACAGGCTCTAAGGCGGATGCTCGTGGGTATACAGCAATCGTCAATGCTCTTCGTTCTGGAACAGATCCTAACTCTGTTTTAAATGCAGTAAACAACTCTGCATGGCTTTCAGGAAAAACTAATAATCCTAAATACAAGTTTCCAACTATTAAAGGTGGAGGAGGCGTTGGTTATGGAGCGTCTATGCCAAGCCCACTTGATTCAGGAGCAGGAAACAAGACAGTAAACATCACAGTCAAGTTCGATCAAGCGACAGACCAAGATGCAAGACGGTTTGCCAAAAAAGTTAAAGATTACCTCGATCACGACCAGGAAATCTCAATGATAGGTGGTTCATAATGGCAGGCTGGACATGGTCAGGTACAGGATACCCAAGTCCTTCACAAGTTCAACCTGCTCAAAATGCACGACAGAAACAACTTTCGGATGCCGCAAAACAAGCATCTATCAATAACTACAAAAAAGACATTGAAAGTTTTGACAAAAAAATAAAGAACGAACAAAAATTTATTAAGATAAATGCAGAAAATATTGAGCGTTGGAACATAGTGATTAATTCTTCTACAAATCAAACAGAAATTGACAACGCCATAACTCAACGAGCAGAACAACGTAAAGAAATTGCTGCTTCAAATGATCGCATCATTAGATGGATGAAAGATAAAAACAATATTCAAAATCAAATAAATAAACTTATAAATAAGAAACCTGTTGTGCCAGGAAAACCAGGTGGCTCCACAACAAACACTGTCACTCAGGATGGTGGTAACGTGGAGTTCTCTGCGGAATACAAATATAACGCTCCTCTAGTTTCTGGAGCATATTTAAATCAAGGAATTTCTGCAGATTCATTAGGTGGAACTTTAAACACTAAAGGGTTCACTATTAACGCACCAGTGTTTACTGATGCCTATAATGCCTGGAGAGGCGTAAACGGTGGACGTGGAACTCTCCAGATGGATAGAAAATATGTAAACGCTCTAGCAAAAAAACAAAAAGAAACAGCAAGAGCAAAACTTGACCCACAGATGTACGGGTTTAAGTTCTTGTACAACCCAACAACAGTAAGTATGGGTTGGGGAGTGCAGATGATGATGGACCCTGAATTTGAAGCCTCTGGAGAAGATGCCTTTAACCCCATCAGTGCTGGGATGATCTCTAGTACAATTGTTTTTGAGGTGGTATTAAACCGTATTGGTGATTTTAACCATTTGAATGAAGATGGTTCACTCCGTGGCAAGTACCCGTACGGTCAGATCGATGTGCCTACTGAGGATAGAAAACAAATCTACAATCGTGGAACCATGTATGACTTGGAGTACTTCTTTAAAACAATCAATGGTCCTCATGCAACTTTTACTTCTGCTTACAACGGCTTGACAGCAGACGCTGGTTGGCTACGCCCATCTTCTATGGAACTTCATCTAGGTGCTGGAATGCGTTACAGAATCCGTATAAATGAAGTAGGTATCAACCACTTAATTTTTAATGATCGTATGGTTCCTATTTTGTCAAAAGTACAGTTTACTTGTGGTCGTTACAATGACGGTCCTGGAATTCCGTTGTTGCAAACTTCTAGGGGAGGAAATACAGGAAATAGTGGAGGTTCACTAATACTATGATCTATCTTGATAGCAGATACGCTGACGGTCCTTTGTTTAAGGCCTATGACTCACGCACTAACACCTACGAGTTAACGGTGTTCCGTTTGTTCCCAAGTTATCAGGTTCAGTATTTTTATTACACTTGGGTTGAGACAGACCGTCTCGACAGAGTTTCATTGAGGTTTTTAGGCGTTTCAACTTTATGGTGGCAAATCATGGACATTAACCCTGAAATTATTGACCCCCTAAACATTGCTCCAGGAACTGTGTTGAGGATTCCTAATGAGTAATACTACACAGAATCGATTAGGTACTTCGTTTACTGTCTCTTACCCAGACTTTCCAAGTTTTACAATTACTCCAAAAGGGTTTACGTTAATCCAAGAAACAGGTAAACAAGACGTTTTAGAAATTACTTATTTACGAGATAGCATTGTCTTCTACAAAGGATTAAAAACAGGTGCCACTGTTAAGTTGGAGTGGAAAACATCTAACAATATTGTTGGTGAATTCTTTGGGTACGTAGTTGACTACACACCTATCACACAACAGACTCTTCGTCGTCCAGTTACTATACGAGCCATTGGTGCTTCCCTTCCATTAAAAGAAGGTGGTAATAAAATTTGGAAAAACAAGACTGCTCCAGATATCATTATTGAGATTGCTAAGAAGTTTAAACTAAAGCCAGTAGTAACTCCTCACCCAATGATCTTTAGCCAGCAGTCAATGCTTAACCATACCTATTGGGAAAAAATACAAGAACTAGCAGGCCGCATTGGTTACGTTGCACAGGTAAACGGTACAGAGTTGCACTTCCACCCCATAGATAAGATGATTGATAAATTTATAACAACTATTCCAGTGTTATCTTTCTTTGACCCTGTTGGAAATATTTGGAATGAGTTAAATTCTCAGACTTTAGATATGTTTAAACCAAAAGTTGGAGATTACATTGACAAATCTTCTTACTCTAAGAAAGACAAAGTTGTTAGTGGTGTTGATCCTGTTACAGGTAAGTTCTACTCCTCATCCAAATCTCCTACAACTGTTGGAAAGAACTTAAGAACCTCAAACTTAGATCCACTATTCTTGGAAATACTCCCAGGTGCAATGACAGGGAATGCACAGGTAGCAAACACTATTGCTCAAGCCCATGCTCAACTCTCACGTTTTTCAATTACAGCCGATGCTTCCAGTCAAGGTGACCCTAGAATTTCACCTTATAGAACTGTTGAAATAAATGGCACTGGTTCAACAACGGATGGTAACTGGATTATAAAAAAGACACGCCATCAATGCTTCTATGATGGACGCTATGAGGTTGAGTTTACTTGTATGACAGATGGGACTGGAAGAAACAAGTCTTCAGCATTTCGTCCAGAAACTGCCTCTGTTATACCTACACGAAATATTCAACAAGAGTTGAGTACAGGGACTACCAGTAGACCAACAGTCACTAAACTTCGTGCTCCTCAAATGTTAGTCAACAAATCCAATGTGGGATTTAAAGTTACACCAAGTAGATGGGTAGGCAAGTAATGGCTGAAATAGCACTATCTCTTCCGTTTAGAGTTGACCCCTATGGAAAGATCGCTGTGTCCAGTGATCAACAAAAGATATGGGCAGACCGTGTTAGGTCGGTATTGGGGACTGCTCTAAAGGAGCGTGTTATGCAACCCCTATTTGGTACAGAAATTCCATACTCTGTTTTTCACACACAAGAAGATGCTTCTATATTGATTGAGCGAGAAACACAATCAGCCTTTGAGACCCAACTACCCTTGTTGAACTTGCAGTCTGTAACAACAAATTTTGATGAGTTTACTGGCATAATCAATGTCAGCACGGTGTATGACCTGCCTAACAACGTTCAAGTTGAGACAGTTGTTGGTATTGCCTACATTCAAGGAACTAACCCGATCTACCAGGAGACGCTATGAGTGATGTAACGCCAGTTTCAAATATCCCAATTTCAGTTGACTACACAAGCAAAGACTACTATGTACTTCGTGATGAGTTAATTGCTCGTGTGCAAGATCGTTTGAAAGTAAACGGAGAACTTACTTGGACTGCCTCTGACCCCTCTGACTTTGGTGTTGCCCTTGTTGAAGCGTTTGCGTATATGGGCGATCTGATTTCCTATTACATAGACCGAAACGCAAATGAGGCACTAATCACCACTGCAACTCAAAGAGATAGTGTTATCAATATTGCTCGAAACTATGGGTACACCCCAGCAGGATACCGTCAAGCCTTTACCTTACTAACGATCTCCAATACATCCGAAGAAGCGGTAAGTATTCCAGCAGGAACAGTTGTCTCTGGAGAGGTGGTGTCTGGAGAAACAGTTAACACAGTGTATTTTACAACTACTTCAGACGTTACCGTTGACCCGCAAGTTTCTGGAACACCTGGAACAGAGGACATCTCAGTGATAGAGGGTCGCTACGTGACAGTTGTTTCTGACAACGCAAACATTTATGGAGAGTTGATTGGTACCTCTACTGGACTTCCTAACATGATTTTTGAACTAGGTGAGACCCCTTCTGTAGATGGTACAACCGAACTTTATATTCAAGATGGTGACATCTACTCAAAGTGGGTACAAGTTCAACACCTCCTAGATAACGGACCTACTGATCTGGTGTACCAAGTAAACACAGATGCCAATAACAATGTATTCATTACATTTGGAGATGGTGTATCAGGTGTTATCCCAACTATTCATTCAGAAATTCGTGCTAACTACATGGTGGGAGGAGGGTTAATCGGCAACGTACCGAGTGAGACGTTATCC